GCGATGTCCCTTGAACTCTTCTGCGTAGTGTCAAGGAATGTATTCAGGTTGTGGACCGCTGCGCCCATCGCGATGATCGTTGCGAATAGCGGATGTCCAGACAGTGCAGCTTGAGCCGCAGCGAACGACGCTACGAGGTTGACGCTCAGGTTCTCTCCAAGCCACAGCACCGCGTCTGACACTGTGTTGATCGAATCCGCAACGCTCTCCCAGTCCGTCTTGGCCATCGCCTCCGCGAACTTCGCTACGTGTTTCCCGACCTCCTGCCCGATGACCTCGTCGTTCTTCGCGATCCACTCGGCGAGCTGCTCAAGGTACGGCGTGAGCACGGGGACGAGTTCAGAGCCGATCGCATTCGACACCCCGCCAAGCGCGATCTTGACATCTCCGAGCCGATCCTGGAACTTTGCTGCGGCCTTTGTCTGCTCGTCCGTGATCTGGTTATAGCGCCCTGCCTCGCGTCTCTGTGCGCGGAACGCCCTGATCCCGTCAGACGCGAACCGTGCAAACGCAGCGGCATCGTCGCCAAACGCCATCGTTGCCAGTGCGATCCGCTGCTGCTCGTTCGGGATCTTTGCCATCGCAGCGACCATGAGGTCGAACGCGTCAGACGCGTTGTCTGCGTTCATGATGGCGTCGAGTAGTGCCGGGGACATCTTCTTCATCGGTGCGTACATCGCACCAGCGCCAGCAGCGGCGAGCCCGATCCGCTTGTTAAACCTGACCACTCCAGCCGTCATTGTTGATTGCGTGACGGCGTATCGGCCGGCCACGAAGTCAAGCTCCTGGAGAGCCTTGACGGACATTCCCGTCAGGTCCCTCGTCTTGCCTAGACTGTCAGCGTAGGCGGCATAGTCGAGCGTGAGCTTAGTGAGCCCTGCTACCCCGGCTGTCGCCGCCGCTGCTGCTCCGATGGCGATGCGCTTGTTGGCCTTTCTCGCCGCCTTGCCGATAGACGCCATGGCGCGCTGCGCCTTACGCTGCGCCTTCAGCAGCCCTGGCGTCAACTTGTCGTCGACGGTGAGCTTGGTTTTGAGTTCGAACTTCTTAGCCATCATCTCCCTCGGTCAGCGAGTCGAGCACCATGTGCAACCGAGCGGGAGTGAGGTCTAGCACGTCGCCGATCGGCTGGTGCAGGTCCAGGACGAGCAACTTGATCGCGCCGCCTACGGCTCCTCGGAATCCGACGTCTCCGCCTTCGGCTCCTCGTCCTCGTCCGAAGGCACAAAAAAAGGGGAGACCCCCATGACGATCCCCATCCAATCAGCGGAGCTTGCGCCGCGGATGTCCTCTTCCGGGATGTCAGAGAGCATCGCGCAGAGCTTGATCGCGACGTCGATTGACGGGGTTCCGTCCGTTGCGAACTCCCGCAGGCTCACGCCAGCGTCTGCGAAGTCTCCGATCGTCGGTTCACGCTTGAACACGATCTCGGAGAACTGGCGACCCTTTGGCCCAATGGGCCTGCTGAGATTGATCGACTTCATGCCCTACCTCTCCACGCACTTCGAGCCGAAGAGCTCCACTTGCGCGGTGCCCTCGGCTGCGTCGTGGTCGATCTTGCCCGTGACGTAGGCGCCATAGAGATCGTAGACGCGACCTTGCTTGAGGTTCGCCGTCACGGTCCCGCCGTCGAGGCCTTGCAGCGCCGCGAGAGACACACCAGGCTTGATGACGATCGTCCCGGAGATCCCAGGGGCGATCGGGCGCTCGATCGTGCTCACGCTTCCATCGTGCCCGACAAGCGCCTCGTTCTCTCTGTCAGAAGGGCTCACGGTAAACGAGCCCGTGGTCGAGTACGGCACGCCGTCGATACTAAACCATAGGGTTCCTGCGATTGGGGCCATGGTATACCTCCTAGAATCGGAACGATTCGCGGGTCGCCGTGACGAGCAGCGAGCCGGTCAGCCGCACAGGGCTGAAGATGTTCACGCGGTTCGGGTCCGTTCCGTCGCGCTCGACGATGAGCTCGTCTTTGAATCCGTCGAAGTCGCGGCAGTAGCCAGCGTCAACCCACAGCTTGTATCGACCGAGGATCGTGCCCTTGATCATGTCGGGGTCCACGAAGGTCCCGTCAGTCGGTGCGCCAGCGGGTACGCTGTCGGTGAGCACGGCTCGCGGATAGGTACTGGACAGGGCGCTATCAACGTCTCGGCTGATCTCGGTGAGCTTCGACAGCGTCGTGTAATCCTTGTACGCGTCGTCGACGTTGCCTGCGGCGTCGGTCTGGTACGTCGTGATGCAGCGCTGGATGTGAACGCCACCGCTCGGGCTGTAGTAGACCGTCGCGATTCCGTCGTCGAGCAGGGTCTCGCGCTCTACGTCGCTGAACTGATCGCCGGGAGCAGGAGCCCAGTTGCCGATGGCCAGGAGCGTCTTGTACGGTCGCGCGGCGCTCGCCTTGTTCGCGACTGCGATCTGCCCCGTCACGCCAGCCGCCCACGCCCATGGTGGCGTCAAGCTCTTCGGCGCGTAGTTGTGACCCGCTGCATCGTTCTGGCCCTCGAAGCCAAAACACGTTGAGTGCTGGCTGTTGCGCGCGTTGCCGTAGGTCGTGAGCTCGCCCTGCGTCGACTGGCGCGCCATGAAGAGGTGACCGTAGACTTGGCGGTTGTAGGCCCACCGCCCCGTGTCGTCGTTGAGCTCAGCCTCAAGCAGGTCGACGTTGGTATCGTCGGTGAACATCGACACGATGAAGTCGTAGGCGGTGTCGCCCATGCTCGTGATGACGTTGGCGACGCTGTAGGTGCCTGAACCCTGTGAGAGCTCGCCCATGTTGTTGGTGATGGCTACCGACACGCCAGATGGCAACACCTCTCCGCCCACCGCGCCACGCTCGTTGATGGCGATGCGGCGCCCGTGACTGTAGACGCCATTCCAAAGAGACGCCAGCGTAACGACGCCAGCGGCGTTTGATGCGTCCATCCATCGGTGCGGCTGCGCTGTGATCGCAAGCTCAATCGCGAGGCCGATTGCAGTGGCGTCGTCCCCGGTCGCCACGTCGACGGCGAGCCGCTCATAGTAGCGGTCGCCCGTGTAGACGTAGATGGTGCCGTTCGCCGTCGCAGTGCCCGTGACGGTGATCTTGCCAGTCGCTGCGGCTCCGCCAGCGGGCGTCGTCGCTGCGGCGTAGAGCTCGCCGGACGGGTCGTTCTGACGGTAGCGCTCGATCATGTCGTAGGTCGCTGAGCCCTTGGAGAACAGGCGCTCGGCTTCGGCCAGTGTTGGCACGGCGTAGATATGATCCTCCACCGCAGCATCGCCGCCGCCGTTGGCGTACTCGCCGATCAGTAGCGCGCGCTTCGTGACAGCGCCGCCGCTCGCTTGGCTGGAGTCCATCTCAAGGTAGGCGCCGGGGGTCTGGATGCCTGTCGGGATTCGGTCGAACGTCACCATGGTTTAGCCCTCCTTCTTCTTCTTCGTCGTGGCAGGCTTCGCCCTGACGAGGTCTCCACAGCGCAGGCGCCGGTTGACGTAGTCCGTGTGAGGCACGTCCTCTGGCTCCTGGCCGAAGTACACGCGCCCGCTGCGCCCCTCTTTGGGCACGAGCAGATAGCCGCGCCTGGAGTCGTCGACGCGTGGCTTGACGGTGATTTTCTTGACGATCATGGCGTGCCTCCTGTCAGGTCTGTCTGAATCTCGACGTCTGGCGCGTCGCCGTCCTCGTCGATATCGACGGTCGTGTAGGCGAGCGTCCACGCGTCACCGCCCGTGAGCGGCTCGTACTGGTAGATGTGCGTCAGGTCGATCGTGATCTCCGCGACGGCGTGCTGCCACTCTGCAACATTGTCGAGGCGGTAGTTCGTGCGGATCGGCCCGAACGTCTCGAAGTCTGTACGGAAGTCCTCGATGAAGATCAAGCGCCTGCGCACGTCGTCGGCGAGAGGCCCGACTGATTCGACGGCTTCGGTGCCTGACGTGCCGCGCACCCTGACGTCTAGCGCCAGCGTGTCAACGCGACGGTAGGTGCCGTCGGGCTCGTTGCTCGTCGCGGTCTCGCTCTGGGTCGTGACGTAGATGGAGATCGCCGGGAGGTCGTCGGTCTGAACCGCGGTCATGCGGGACTTGACGACGTTTGAGCCTGCTACGGTCTCGTCGAACAACGCCGCGTGGACGAGGTCGATGATGTCCTGCGGTGTGTAGTTGCTCATCCTACGACCTCCCGGCGATCTCCATACGCCCTCTTCAAAAACAGCTTCGCGTCCCCGTTCCCAGTGGCCTGCACGTCGTCGATCACGTAGGCGATCCCATTGACCGTGAGCGGATCGTCCTGCGCTGGCGCGACGGTCATGTCAAGCAACCGAATGTCGAGGACTGAGGCGAGGTCTGAGCCGGGGGAGTCGGCAGCAGACCCCGCCTCTATCCATCGACGGTCGAAAGGCATCTGGATCGTCTCTGGGACTCCAGTTGCCTGGGGAGTGATGACCACCTCCACGCCGTACATATCCCGCGACGCTACAGTCGCGACGTCGGCGTAGGCTGGCCATATCCCCATCGGGTCAACCTCTAGGGCTTCTCGACGATACAGGCGTAGGTCGCCTCGGCGGACTGGTTTCCTCCGCACCTCACGGTGACGGAACCATCGCCCTGAAGCTCCGCCATCAGCGTCGCCTTGTCGGAGCCAGATACGGGAACACAGGTCAGTACGGCGCCGCCGATGAGCGCGGCGTCTGCGGCGCTGGACCCGCTCGCGGCTCCTGACGCGATGATCACGGTGACGGGCTTCCCTGCGACCACGTCGTCGGCGATGAGCGCAGAGTCACTGCCTGCGCGGTCGGCCGCGGCGGTCATGACGAGCGTTCCGACGCCACCGACACCGACCATGGTCAGCGCCGTGGTTGCCACGGCGCCAGCCTCCTGGAGCACGGCCTCCACGTCCGTCGCCGTGAAGAATCCGCCAACGTCCTCGATGCCGACCAGGCTGGCTCCCTTGGCGTTCGCGGTGCTCGCGAGGTCGGCGATCAGGGTGTTGACCTCAGAGTCTGCCTCTGAGCCCATCCCGGCGACAACGTCTCCAGTGCTCGACGGGTTCGCCGCGTCGGCGAAGGCGATGCCCACGCTCTTGTAGACGCCCGCGACGTTGGTGAAGGCCTCGCTGACGGTGTCCCAGTATAGCACGTCGCCAGCAGTCCACGCCTGCGCGGAGACCTTCGGGAACGTGCCGACGCACAGCAGACAGCAGGAGACGTCGACACCGGCGGCGGCGTCGGCCTCGGGGACAACGACGAGCGGTCCCCACGGGAATGGCGCTCCACTGGTCGCACCGCCCACGGGGGCCGGGATTGGAAGCGTGGTGACGCCGAGGTCGTACTTGATGTTCGTGGCCATGGTCTTATCCTCCTGGTCTCAGCGTCTACGCGCCGGGGTTCTTATAGAAGCCGCGGAAGTCGACGGCCCGGTAGCCGAAGTTCAACGTCACCTTGACCTTGAGATCGTCGGTGTCGAAGTCAGCCTCGCGGCCAACCTGCGGACCCTGCGCGCCTTCGAGCCAGCCATATCGCATGGTGTCGACGGTCGCCGGGTCCATGACGCAGTACCACTCGTTCCCGGTGATCTCGGCGTCGGTGACGTTCGTCATCGCGTCGAAGTACTCGGGGCGCACGTTGGAGGCGGTGCTCGGGTTGAACAAGCCGAGCGCCTTGGCGCGGTCCTCGCGGGTCGTCGCGCCGCCGAGCCAGAACTTCGGGCTCGCGTTGATCTTCGCGACGGCGTCGATGTCCGTGAACCTCGAGACGGCGACGAAGGCGTTGTTCAGCGTGGTCTGGCTCGGGGCAGCGCCAGCTCCGGCGAGGTTGCCGTGGTCGGCATGGAACAGCGCCTTGCTGTCCTCGGCCATGGTCGGGTTCGCGGCGAGGTGCGCGTATACCAGCGAGTTCTCTTTGCGAGCGCTGGAGGCGCCGAGAGCCGCGGCCACGTCCATGAACGCGCCCAGGTCGTCGTTGACCATCATCTCGAAGGTGAAGGCGAGGCCGGTACTGTAGCGGTACAGCTGCCAGCCCTGCTGCGTCTCGCTCATCGAGCCGTAGACCGTGGGCGCACCCTCGGCCTTGAGGGAGAGCGCGGGGGCCGCGCTGCGTCGCACGATGTTCATCGCCTTGAAGTCTGGCAGGTCTCGACGGGTCGACCACACCTGATAGGTCTTCGACGCGTCCTCGTAGGCGGTGCCGAGCGTCCTGTTGACGCCAGCCGCCAGGAGCTTCGGGAAGTCGCTGGCGGACATCGCGAGCTCGGCGCGGCGGGATCGGCCCTCGCCCTCGGAGCTGCGACCGCTGACGCGCTCGGTGGTCTCGATGAGCGACAGCCCATAGAAGCGCTTGCCGTTGTCGTCGAGGTCGAACTTGCCCGGGTTCGCTCGGTGGAGCAGCGCGTTCAGCGCGCCATCGCGCTTGGTCTCGCGCTCGTCTCGCGTGATCCCGTCGTCTCCGTGCTGCGGCTTGATGCCCAGGGCCTCGCTCTTCTTCGTGGCGAGCTCGAGCATCTCCATGCGCGCGCCGCCGATGTCGAGGTTCTCGACGGGCTTGGCTAGCATGACGTCGCGGTCGGCGTCGGAGAGCTTGAGGCTCGCGAAGGTCTTCGTGATCTCGTCGTCACGCTTGATCTTGGCGAGCTCCAGGCTCTGCTTCTTGTTCTCGGCCTTGAGCTTCTCGTTCGCGGCCTTCTCTTTGTCGAGCGCCACCTGCGCCCCATCGGTCTTGGTATTGTCGGACATTACGTCCTCCTCTGGGTTACGGGGCGGCGCCCCTTGGATACTGTCTTTGGCGAGCGTCGCGGCGTCAGGGTCTGCCTGCACGACCGCAGAGCTAAGCTCGAACGGCTGCCACCTCGTTGCGGTATGCAAGTCCATCTGGCCTTCGCGCTGCTCGATGCGACGCTCCAGGATGTCGACGCCCATGGACACGCCCTTGGCGAATCCTTTCTGGATCTTCTTGATCGATGATGCGTTCTCTGGATCGTCGTCGACGGATACAAGCTCGATAGACGCGAGGGCCTCGCCGTCGCCGAGGCGCCCGCTGCCGACCCTGCCGATCGTGCTCTGTACCGTCGCGGTGTGGTTCAACAGGAACGGAGCGCCTGCGTTGAGGCGAGAAAAGTCCGCGGCGTCGGCGGTCATCTCGAAGGTCAGTTCGTAGGGCTCGGTCCAGAAGCCGCCGCGGAGAACGGTGGCGCCAGAGTAGAAGCGGACGTCGAGCGTGTTGGCCTCGGCGTTGAACGTCTCAGGGGCAAGCTGGGCCCCAAGATGCTCAGTCGTCGTCGTCTTGAACAGGCTTTCTGTTGCCATCGTCATCCGTCTCCTTGTCTTCGACTGTAACGTTTTGTGACACGCTGTCAAGGGAAACGCCTTTCGACTTGGCGTAAGCCTCTGCCTCTGCGATGGCGTCAATCGTCTTGCGCCAGTCCTTTCCGCCGCGCGCGACGGTATCCTGATAGCTGCTCGTCTTGTTGGCTAGCCGCTCGGTGTCGGCCTTCGCCTCCTTCAGGCGATCCACGTCTATATGCAGCGGATCGCTCCACTCGGGACGCGGCACAGCGACGGAGTACGAGAGCTGGCCGGACGCACGGAGCGCGGTGATGAACCAGCCATATACGCGATCTAGGGCCATCGGAGTAAAGAAGCTCTCGCGAAGCTGCTCCATGTCAGCGCGGAATGGAACGTGACCAACGCGATATGACGCCCAATTCACGCGCTTTAGATCCCCGGTCATCAACTCGTAGGTAACGCCTAGGCCTGCGGCGACGCGGTGGTCTTCGGTGAC